TCTATGTCGGTGTTATTTTTAGGTGTAACCTGTGTTCGGTCTGTAACCTGTAAGCTAATCATATTAAGTCCAGCATCTGTAGTTTTTTTCCAAGCTGCAACTTTTTTATTCTCAACAAAAGTACCTTTATCATCTAGTGGGCCTGAGTAGTTGGGCTTACCATTAGATGTATCCTCTTGCTCGAACATAATACCCATCTTCTGATAGATTCTTAGCACACGCTGTCCTGATTTGGTAGTACCAGCTACATAGATAACATCAGTGTCAAGTCCATCGACATTAATCTTACCTGTTAGTACCATCTTTTCTTCTTCATAGGGTGGAAAGCCTGCGCCTCTGTTTGTGTTGTCGTATTCGCTCATTAGAAATCTCCTGATTTAGTTGGGATTGGTTTGTGTTTGGCTGGTGTTTTACTAGCCTCGTTGCCATCGTCATCTTCTGGTGCAATGCCAGCCATTTGCAATAGACCATAGCGTCGAGCATAAGTAATAGCTGAGCCTAGTCCTTGCATAGTTTGCTTCTCTATAACTAGATAGACTTTAGATTGGAAAGCCATACCAGTTACATGAGTAATGTTAGTACTGACATAGTCACCAAACTCATCACGACCTGATGGTTGTGTAACAGTAAAGCCATTGTCATTGAATGGTTTGAGACACGCATCATACACATTGCCTAAGTCAGCATAGCTACTACGAAAATGTGGATTGGTTGAGTTCTTAATAGCTTTACCCATTGCTTGCTGTGCTTTGACATAGTCCTCAATAGCTACTTGCTTTTCACTTTTATTTGCCATCTTCAGTTCTCCTTTTGATTGTAAGTGCGCCACGTTTGTTGCGCTCTATGGTTAGTTGGTCATTATAAACTTCACGTTCATCTGATTTGACCAGTGATTTTAGTTCCTTCTTAGCTAGCTCAAAGTTTTTTGCGTGTTCTTGGTTCATCAAAAAATCTTTAGCTAACGAATTAAAATGATTGTCGGTTGAGGCATTGCGTTTCTTCATGCCATCAAGCGGTATCTTATCTGTATTAACATCAGCCTCTTCAATATTTTCTGGTGGTGTATCACTAGTTACATAGTGCCAGAACTGAACAGTTCTTTCTTTTAATACATTAACATAGTCTGTATCTGCTGAAACTATAGTAGCTTTGTACCCTGAGTTGCCGAAGATACAAGACAACACACACTCATTGATACCACTGATTGCCATGTAACACTGCATCTGTGCCATGTATCTTTCTACCTGTTTATCTATATTGGTAAAGGCATTGGTGTGCTTGCACTCTACTATAGCCTCATGACTTTGTGAGTTAACAGCTAATGCATCGAGCGTACCTTTGATTGGAACACCAGACCAGTCTGCTGTGTATGGTACTTGAGTTTCGTGTGGACTCCAATCGGTGTTTAGCTCTAACCAGTTTAGATTAAATGGTTCTGTAAATACACCTAGCTGCACTTGAATCAAATGACTTAAATCATCTGGTTGTTTTCTTTGAGTCTTGGTTAACCAAAGGTCATGCCAATCATTACTCATTATCTTGGCGCAGTCTGAACCGCCAATAAATCCATGTCTTATCATTGTACTCTCCTGTTTTTATTATACATTATTCGTGGATAGTATCAACCCTGTATTTTTCAAGGTCGTCGTTAGTAATGCTAGTATAAGAGAGGAGCTTATCTTTTAGGACACCCTCTCTTAGATAGCTATCTGATATTGGCTCACCATTTTTGATACGCTTCTCTGTAATTTTTAGTGGGTCTAATGAGAATGTACCTACATGATTAGGCGGTGTATCAACTGACGATTTTTTAGCAGCATCGACAAAGGTTTTAATGGTAGGCCAAGTACGCGCACCATGACTAGCTCTTATCTTAGTGCTTATTCTTTCTAAGAGTAAAGATAGTTGTGATGGTGTGACATGGCCTGCAATATTTGCGTTAACATCTTTGACAATCAGCATGAGTTCCTCACGAAGGGAATCATTATCCATCTTAGATGGGGCCTCATACCTACGGAGAAGCTTCTGTACCCACTGTCCGATAGTTTTTGTACGTTCGTCAAAGGTCATGTCATTTGTCCTGTGCTGTGAGCTGGTTTAGAGGGAAGCTAAGAATATTATCTAGCACTTGTGTATTGGTTTCTTCTTTGAGGTCATCGAAGTCATCTTCCCAACGCTCACCATTTAGCCATGTAGATGCATGAGGTATGTATTTTTTGAGGGTGTTGTTGGATTTCATAGCATCAGCGAAAGCAAGCGCACCAGAAATTATATCGTACTTGTCTGCTGTCTTGCATGCTTTGAAAAAAGCATAACGTGCTGTCTTTTTCTGCACATGCTTGGGATAGACTTGCCAGAATCTAGTGAAGTCTAATTCATCAGGTGACTGTGTGTCACCCAAAGAGTTTAGTTCTTTATTGTTAGTATAATTAATAATCTTATTCTCTTTGTGTGACTGTGTGTCACTACTCTCATCTGTCATTGGTGTTCTCCAGTGGGCAAGTTAAGTCATAGAGAGTGGTGTTACCCTTACATCCACGCTCTCTTGTTAAGAATTTATTTTCTTCTAGGTAGTTAATAGCTCTAATAACAGTACGTCCTGATAGCCCTGTTCTCTTTGCTAATCCTTGGATGGAAGGATAGCATACACCACCTTCATCTACATATGAAGCAAGAATAATGTATACATATTTTGCATTGGCATTATTAACTTGCGCTTTGCAAATGTTTAATGTTAGTGTTGTCGCGTACATAGGTGTCTCATAACGTCCTATAAGTATTTGTTTTTGGCTCTCCTGCCACTGAACTATAGCCCCTGCTTTTAGGTATCAACTAAAGCAGGGGTTTTTTTTATCCCCACTTAGGCATCATCCAGTTGGATTCACGTTTCTTAACATCACCCTCTGGCACATGCTCATACACTGCATACTTCTTACCACCATGTGTGTGTATGTGACTGAGTATATTCATGCCATCTTTTTTAAGCACATGAATTACAGCTGCTAATCTAAAGCAACCAAATTTATCTAGTGCTTCAATGGGTGTAAGTTTATTCCCTGCTTCTAGGTAGTTCTTAACTCTCACCCTCTGTGATTCTATTGTCATGGTATTCTCCTACTATTTCCTCAAACAATTCACCGTCCATAATCACAAGCGTCTGAGGTTTGCCTGCTTTACGTTTATAAAAGGCAATGTCTTTGCCTTCGAGTACTGTGAAGGGGCTAGGGAAGTTAGACTTATCCCTGTATTTTACTTCACCTACTAGTTTTCGTCCCACCATTGCGAGGTGGATGTCACCTGACCACTCACCTCCAAGCGCACCTGAGAGGGGGACGCGGTAGTTTTTGATGCCGATTTTTTCGAGCCATTTGCAGAACCATTTCTCATGGTAAGTTCCCTTTGACTTATTCTTGTTTGCCATGTCTCCCTTTCGTAACAATCTAAACAGATGATGTAATGTTTCGTTGGCTTATAGCTATGTAGTATAGCAACAAACCATTCTGTTTTAGTATAGCAAGCATCGCACGTACCTGTGCCTGATTCCATCTTACCTTTTAGTGACTTCGATTTTGCAACCAAGTGCATCAACCCAACACGACAGCATGAACCCACTTGGTATACGCTTGTGTTGCTCCCATTTGTGTACCAAAGAATTACCTATGCCAATGATATCGGCTAAATCTTCTTGGCTAAGTTTTTTTTCATGCCTGTATATTACAAGCTGTTCAACCATTGCTTTGTATTCATTGTTCATTTTTAATTTTACATTGAGAGTTAATCTTCTTGGGTTCAGATAATCCAGTAGCCCAGTTCTTAGCTAATCTATCTAGGGTTCTACCTACTTGCTTAGCTGTTGCTAGTCTTATGTCTTGCTTACGCACAGCTCTATAGTATGTAGATGTAGGCAGACCAGCACGCTTAAACACCTTGTGCATAGGCAGGTCAACCCACCTATGCTTCTCCATTATCTGTTCCCAATAACTAATCATGATTCTGTTGTAGCACACACGCAGTTGATTGGTCAATACTAGTCATCAATAAATCTAAATTTATGTATCAGCGTGCAATAACCTACAATATCTTTGAGACTATCTTCAGTCCAGTTGTGATGACAGCGTGCTATCTTAACCATTATCATCATCATTGCTACATCTTCTTTAGTAAAGTGATAGC